TAGATTGGAGCACATTGTTAACGCATTTGCGGTGTTTAAAGACAAGCAAAAGGCTGTTCAACTTTGTGTTAACAGGTTCGACGAAGACACCAAAGAGGCATTCATAGATTTGTATGCCAAGGTTGATCCTTCAGTAGAGTTAGCTGAAGAAGACACAGAAACTGAACAGGAGATACATAGCGATGGCGAAAGCTAAAGAACCGGAGTATAAGTTCAACGAGGGAGCTCTCATTAGAGAGCTCCAATCGTATATCGACAACACTTATACAGGACATTATAGTCGAAACAAATTCCAGTCTACGGAATTCATTAGTGATTGTGGACATGGCATAGGATTTGCCATAGGAAACATTTTAAAATACGCACAACGCTACGGCAGAAAAGGTTCTGCTGAGGACCATAGAAAGGATCTAATGAAGGTGTTGCATTATGCTATTATTGCGCTCAACGAACATGATAATTCTACCGTTAAGCACTATCTAGACGATTAAACTCTTATAAATAAGAATGTTAACATAACAATAATTTAGGAATCAAAAATGGCATCTACAATAACATCAGTATACACCAGGACATCTACAGATAACGATTTTCCAAATATATCAGATCATAATTCAACATTTGATACTTGGAGACGTCAGTATTTCACAGACAACGGTGTAGATATTGCGTTCTCGCTTTCATCAGATCAACTCACATTAACAGTAGTTATTGAGCATGATAATGATGCATCTTTTGAGAGTTATAAGACAGCTAGAAACGCTCACGAAGAATATGACGCCAGCGCATTTAATACTTGGATTGCAAACGCTACAAGCGGAGACATTGGTCTTACTGTAACCTGGGTCAACGATGCAGGCGCTAGTTCGCAACTCTGGCCAGAGTAATTAGGCAAAACGGTCCTATGGACCATTGACATTTAGTATGAAAGAACCTATAATACACTTATAGGTTTTAAATTTGGAGAATATTATGAAACTAAGCAAAGATACTCTTGATACCCTCAAGAATTTCGCTACAATAAATACGAACATTCTAGTTCGTGAAGGAAATACACTTTCGACAATTAGTACAGGCAAGAACATTTTTGCTCGTGCTGAGATTAAAGAGGCATTTCCTAAAGAGTTTGCTGTTTATGACTTGAACAGTTTACTATCCCTTCTTACAGTTATGGAAGACACTGATGTAGACTTTGGTGACGAAAGTCTCAGAGTTACAAAAGGCAATTCCGTATTTGAATATTTTTACGCAGACCCTAACATTATTGTTAGTGCTCCTGATAAAAGTATTGAAGTTGACAACTACTTCCAGTTCGACTTATCTAAAGACGACATTGACATGATAATGAAGGCAGCAGCTATTACAGCAGCTCCTATGTTAAGCGTGGTTGGTGATGGTAGTCAAGTGGCAATTACTGTAGGAGACCCTGCTACACCTAAGTCTAATTCCTTTAGACAGGTAATAGGACAAACAGATAAAACATTTAATGCTAAGTTAGCAGTGGAGAACTTTAAAGTTATCCCAGCTGCTTATAGTGTTATCTTATCTGTTAAGAAGTTTATGTTCTTAGAAAGTAGTAAGGGTGATGTTAAATACTGGTTGGCGCTTGAGCGTTCATCAGAAATTGGAGAATAATATGGACGAGAGTAAGTTAGAAGTAACTATCCGTGAGGCCCAGAACGGCTGGGTAGTAGAACTAAACCGAGAAGGTGAGACAATGGAATACATTTTCACAAGACCTAACCCTGCTATTAACTTAGTAAGAAAGGTAATGAAAGGTGAATTAGATCCTTTTGTAGGAGAAGATGAATGAGCGTCTTAACAAACAAGGTACCTGAGTTTAAATTATCGAGACAGGTAACAAAAACAGATGGCGAAACTGTATGGGTTGATCTAAATAGAGAAACTTTATTCGACGATAAGAGAGTAGTAATATTTGGACTGCCAGGAGCTTTTACTCCTACATGTTCTAATCAACAACTACCTGGGTTCGAGGAATTGTATTCTAAGTTTAGAGATGCTGGTATTGATGACATATACTGCTTTACTGTTAATGATGGCTTTGTAACTAGAGCCTGGCAAGAAGAGCAAGGTATTGTTAATGTAAAAATTATTCCAGACGGTAGTGCAGAGTTTACTATTAAAATGAATATGGATGTAAGAAAAGATAATTTGTCTTTTGGAATTAGATCCTGGAGATACGCAGCAATCGTTGAGTGTGGAGAAGTTATTCAGGACTTTGTTGAACCTGGCTTCCAAGACAATGCAGAAGGAGATCCTTACGGTGTAAGTGATCCTCAAAATGTTTTAGACAATGTTATTGCACATGGATGGGGCTCAGTTAACGAAGACGAAGGTAAGCACATAGAATTAGAACTCTCAGATACGACAGATGTTAAGGAGAAATTCTCGTAGACCTTTTTACCCTCGGAAAATGTGGCCGGCATTTTGGAGCAAAAAAAGTTCGCCACAAAATATATTATGATTAGGAGTGATTATGGAACCAGCACAATTTTTATGGGTCGAGAAATATAGACCTAAAGTGATACAAGATTGTATCCTTCCAGATAGTGTTAAAAAACAATTTACACAATTTATAGCTAAGGGAGAAGTCCCTAACTTATTATTGAGTGGCACAGCAGGTACAGGTAAAACTACTATTGCTCGCGCTTTATGTAATGAGCTAGATTGTGATTACATCATTATTAATGGTAGTGATGAAGGTAGGCAGATAGATACCCTTAGGACTAAGATTAGACAATTTGCCTCAGCTGTCTCATTTGAGGGTAAGACTAAGGTCGTTATTCTTGATGAGGCTGACTATATGAACAGAGAGAGTGTACAACCTGCACTTAGAGGGTTCATAGAACAGTTTGCTGAGAACTGTAGGTTTATATTTACATGTAACTATGCTAATAGGCTTATAGAGCCCTTACACAGCAGGACTACTGTAATAGACTTTAAACTAAAACCCTCAGATCGCCCTGTATTGGCTTCTAAGTTTATGGATAGAATGAAGTATATCCTAGAAAATGAGGGTGTCCAGTACTCGGAAAAGGTGCTCGCTGAGCTCCTAATGAAGCACTTTCCGGACTATCGTAGGGTCATAAATGAGCTACAGAGGTACTCTGTGGGCGGTTCTATAGATGAGGGTATACTTAGTAACTTCCAGGAAGTAAATGCTAAGGCGCTTGTAGAGAGTCTTAGAGGTAAGGACTGGCGTAAGATGAGACAATGGGTAGCCAACAATGTGGACACAGATCCTCAGGCTATATTCCGTCAGATATACGATATACTGCTAGAAGAGGTTAAAAGTCCAGCTAGGTTGGTACTTACAATAGCAGATTATCAGTACAAGGCAGCTTTTGTGGCAGATCAAGAAATTAATCTCACAGCAGCACTAACAGAAATAATGGTAGATACGGAGTTCAAATAATGAGTGAACAACTAGCACACCAGGCACAAAGAATAAAGTTCCAAAAGAAAAAACTACAATCTCAAGAAGAAATGATCCTAGAGCAATCAGCAAAAATTGCTATGTTGCTAAAAATGAGAGAAAAACAAGAAAGCATAGATGAGAGCTTTGGAATAGATGACGAAAAAGAATAAAGTCATACAAATTAGAGTCTCACAATCTCAGAAAGATGAGATACAAACTGAGGCTAAAAAGAGAAATATTACAGTAACAGAACTTCTGTTATCTGGTTACGAAACATTGAAGGAGGGTAAATACATTGACTTTAAGTAAATTATGGAGATTATGGGCTAAGTCCCTGGGCGACAAAGCATCAGACGATAGCGTAGATGCAGACGCAGTAGCTATGATGAGGACTATTGTTGTTCTTGTTAACTTCTTTACTTGTTTCTTTATTATCTCAGGTGTATTGAGGCATTGGTAATGTACGATAAACCAGAAAACAAACAACTATCGTACGGTACAGGAAAAGCTAATCCTAACTACAAAGATGGTAAGGCTGTTGGAAGAGCTGCTAGGCCTGAAGAGTTCTCAGAATATGAGAAAGAAAGACATTTTGACAAATGGCTAGACAAAAGTTATTGGGATAAACATAGACAACAATGTTATTATCATATCAAAAAGTGGAAAAAAGAACAGAAACTTTCTACTATGAGAATCGTGAAAAAGGAATTTAATCTTTGGCAGACTAAATTACATGATCCTAAAAGACCGCCTATAACCTCTGGACCTGGTAAACGAAGAGGCGGTGGTGTTAGAAAAAAACAAGTCTTTAATGACTATGTAAGGAAGATATTGAAATGACAGGAATATTAGAAGGATTTGGAGATCCTATCGTAGAGATAGACGAACAAGAGTTTAATATAAAACTTAAAAAGATATCTCCTTTTGACTTTGCTAATAGTATTAACACTACAAAAGAGAACCTTATAGTAGACGAAAGGACTGAAAAAGAATACAATCCTTTTATTGTAAATCGTGCTATGGGTTTTGGTAAAGACACAGTTATTGCAGCTAACGAAATGAATGCAAGGCCTCATATTGATAACAAAATGCAATATGACTTCCTTAAAGATGTTATTAGGCCTTCTAAGAGATATAATAAATGGATTAAAAGTGAGGAAGAAAACATTGAAGCCATACAAGAGTTCTTTGGTTATTCTTTTATGAAAGCTAAGGAAGCTCTTAACCTGTTAAATGAAACACAAATTGATCTAATTAAAATACATCTCACTTCGTCTAAAGGCGGTAAAGTATAAATACATCTATATAAACTAACTTATATAATAATTAGGAATTTAGATTGAGATGAGTGATCAAGAGAATTACTTTAACATAGACTATCCAGGGTATTCACCCTTAGAAGTTACCTTAAACGACCCAGAAGACTTTCTGAAGGTTAGGGAAACTTTATCTCGAATCGGAGTTGCTTCAAAAAAAGAACAAGTACTTTATCAGTCATGTCATATACTACACAAAAAAGGTAGATATTTTATTACACATTTTAAAGAATTGTTTGCACTAGACGGCAAAGAAGCAGACTTTCAAGATAACGATTTACAAAGAAGAAATACAATAGCAAAATTACTCCAGGATTGGGGTTTGGTAAAAATTATTTCTGAAGGCGAAATGGAGAATGCTCCTTTAAGTCAGATAAAAATTATATCGTTTAAAGAGAAAGGTGAGTGGGATCTTATCCCCAAATATAATATTGGAAAGAAAGTTAAATAAGAGACAGATATCTGCTTTAAAGAATATCAAATCAGAACAGGACACAATAGGTCCAGGTTTTTGTGTATTAAAATGGTATCATTTAGAAATGCACTTGGGTACTGGACTAAGCCATTCTTGTTACCACTGCCCCACGCAGAAAATACCTTTAGATTCAGACTTACATAATACTCCCCAGAAAAAACAAATAAGACATCAAATGCTTAGTGGTGAGAAACCACAGGAATGTTCATATTGCTGGGATGTCGAAGAACTAGGTCTTGTATCTGATAGACAAACTTTAGCTGCTCAGTTTTTTAAGAATAGTCGAACGGTTGTTGCAGAAGCTGTAGCACAAGGTGTAGACGGAAACCCTTACCCTAGATATTTAGAATTATCATTTACGAATAAATGTCAAATGGCATGTAGTTATTGTGGACCTGTATTCAGTACAACATGGGAAAAGGAAATAGAAGAGCATGGACCATACAAATTATCTATAGACTATAATAAGATAGAGTCACCTCAGATTGAGGACTCTCCATATATTAAAAAGTTCTGGGAGTGGTTTCCAGAGGCATATAAGCACTTATTTGTTCTTAGAGTTACAGGTGGTGAGCCTTTATTAGATAAGAACACATATAAGTTACTGCAATATGTTCGTGATAACCCTAAAGAAGGTCTATCTTTCCATTGTAATTCTAATCTTATGGTTACAGAAAACAGAGTAATAAAATATATTAACTTAGTAAAGGATATACCAGATGCTAAATTATATGTCAGTATAGACTCATGGGGAAAGCAGGCAGAGTATATTAGGCACGGATTAAATATGTCTCACTTTGAAAACAATCTACACAAAGTTTTAGGTAATGGAATACAAGTAGGAATAATGAATACATTTAATTTTTTATCTATTCCTAATGTAGAAGAATTTATATTTAAAATGGCTGAACTTAAAAATACTTATGGTGAGCTAATTACCATTGACATGCCTTATATGAACAAACCAGAACACCTTTCAGCACAAATTTCAGACGACAGTCATATAAATATTTTGGAGAAAAGTTTACAGACAATGGAAATGTACGAAGTGTTCAATACTGCTGAAATAGAGAAATATAGAAAAACAGTAGGTTGGATAAAAGCTAATAGGTTTGAAGGCGAACAATTATTAGAACATAGAGAAGACTTTAAGTCTTTTGTAATACAACATGATAAAAGAAGAGGCACAGATTTTGAAAGTGCTTTTGGAGTGATAGGATTTTAAATGAACCAACCATATAAACCAGGCGCGGTAAATATCGTGTCCATGACAAACCCACAGATATTTTATATAGATGATTTTCTTCCAGAAGAGGCAATGGCTACTCTTGAGGAGAACCTAGGAATTCACGATGATAAATTTCAAAAGGCTGGTGTAGTAGATGCAGAAACAGGAGGTAGTACAACTTCATATCTCAGATCTAATAAAACTGCTAGTCTTAGTTATGAAGACTTAGGCTCAGCATCTGTATTTAGAGATTTAGCTGCTGCTGTTTTAAGATTACATTATACACAAGCAGAACATCTTTCAGTAATTAAATATGACTTAGGAGAAGAGTACGCTCCACATCATGATTGTTTTACAGAAAAAACATTGTCAGCTAATACCCCTGAGGCAGGACAAAGAATATTTACAGCATTATTATATTGTACAGATGTTAAAGAAGGTGGACAAACAATATTTCCTAAATTAGATATTGAAATAGAAGCTAAAAGAAACAGATGTGTTTTCTTTAGTCTTACACATACAGGAACAGGAATACAATTAGACGAAACATTACATGGTTCCAAACCAGTAATTAGAGGTAATAAGGTTGCTATTAATTTGTGGTTTAGAGCTCATGTATATAATGCAGAAGAATACCAAAAATCTCTGGATAAAAAGAATGTTTAGTATAAATAGTAGTGATACGCCGAAAGGGTATCATATTTTAATCTTGCTAAACAATAGGAGAAAACAATGGTAAGCATAAACACGACAAATTGGAACGATTTCGTTTCAGCATTCCCCCAAATAGAAAGTAGACTTATAGGATTTGACAGAGTCTTTGACGCAGTGCAAAGAGTCAATACTAGTGAGGCTAATTTCCCACCTTATAATATTAAGAAAATAGACGATGAGAATTATGAAATTCAAATTGCTCTTGCAGGCTTCTCAAAGTCTGAACTTGATATTACTGTGGAAGACGGCAACCTTGTTGTCAAAGGAGAACAGGCAGAGACTTCTAAAACAGAATATTTGCACAAAGGAATTGCAGAACGCAATTTCACAAGAACATGGTCTTTAGCAGATACTGTTAAAGTGTCAGGTTCTGAATTGAAGGACGGAGTATTAACAATTAATTTGGTAAACAAAATTCCAGATGAATTGAAACCTCAGTCTATTAAAATTAAATAATTAAAAAGGAGAAGGCGCTATGGCCAATATACAAATCGTAAAACTTACAACAGGTGAGGACTTAATTGGAGATCTTGAAGAACTCGAGATGGAAGGTAGGCAGTTTTTACTAATAAACAAACCTGCACTTATAATGATAATGCCACAGCCTGGAAGTGAGACAGATTTTACTGTTGGCCTAGCGCCTTACGCTCCCTTTGCTAAAGATCATAAAGTTCCAATCTTTCCAAACCATGTTGTTTCAATCTACGATCCAGGTCCAGAAATGTTAAAAACATACAATGACAAGTTCGCAGAGAAATCATCAATTATACAACCAGACTTTGTTAATAAAAAAGTCTTAAATGAAACACTTAAAGGAAAGTAATGTACGAATATAGAGTTAAAATTGTAAAAGTAGTAGACGGAGATACAGTAGATGTGGATATCGACTTGGGCTTCGGTGTGTGGCTCAAAAAACAAAGAGTTAGGTTATACGGCATTGACACCCCGGAAAGTAGAACCCGTGACCTCGTTGAGAAAAAATTCGGAAAAATGGCAGGAGCACATCTTAAAACAAGATTGTCCAAAGGAGCTATACTCGGAACAAGGCTTGATTCAAAAGGAAAATACGGTAGGATACTTGGTGAATTTTTTGTGTTAGATGGAGACGAGAAAGTTAATATCAACGAAGAGCTAATATCACTACATTTAGCAGTGGCTTATCACGGCCAGTCCAAAGAAGATATTGAAGAAGCACATTTGGTTAATCGTACCTTTTTTGAAGATTAGTTCTTTACAGTAGGTTCCAAAGAGCCTATAATGTGTATATTATGTTTAAGGTGTTGTTATGAATTTTTATACTTATGCGAGACATTACGGGGATAAGGTCCTCGTTCGTGGAATAAAGGATGGTAAACGCTATACAGCGAAACATGACTTTAGACCTACTTTGTTCGTTCCCTCGGACAAACCCTCAGATTACAAAACTATTTACGGTGAACAGGTTTCGCCTATACAGTTTGAAACGAATAAGGAGGCAACTGCCTTCTTTGACAGATATAAGGATGTTTCTAACTTCCCTATATTTGGACAAAATTACTACGCCTATCAATATATAACCGAGAAGTTTCCCGGCACTATTGAATGGGATGCTAGTAAAATGGCAATCTACTCTATTGATATTGAAACAACATCAGAAGGTGGATTTCCTAATGTAGACTCTCCGAGCGAGAAGGTTCTAGTTATCTCTTTACAGAATAACAGCACCAAGAAAATAACTACCTTCGGACTTGGAGAGTTTACCCCTACAAAAGAAACAGCTCACCTCGATGTAGATTGGGTGCCCTGTAAAGATGAATATACTTTACTAAAAAATTATTTAGAGTGGTGGGAAGAAAACTGTCCCGATGTTATTACAGGTTGGAACTCTAATCTGTTTGACATGCCCTATCTTATAACTAGGATAGAAAGAATATTAGGCGAAGGAGAACATAAAAGATTATCTCCTTGGGGCTTAGTTAACAAGCGTCCTATTAGATTTGCTAATCGTGAGATGACAGCATTTGAGATTACAGGTGTTGCTCAGTTAGATTATTTAGACTTATATAAGAAGTTTACTTATGTTAATCGTGAATCCTACAAACTAGACTTTATTGCAGAAACAGAACTAGGTAAGAACAAACTAGAGTCTGGTTATGATACATTTAAAGAGTTCTATGACAAAGACTGGAATAGATTTGTAGAATATAATATTATTGATACAGTTATTGTTGACGAACTAGAAGACAAGATGCAACTTATACAGTTGGCTCTTACAATGGCATATGATGCCAAGTGTAACTTTGGAGATGTGTTCTCCCCTGTTAGGATCTGGGACTCTTTAATCTATAATTATTTGTGGGAAAGAAAGATTGTTGTAGGACAAGGTGGTGGTAGAAAGGACAGACAAATTGAAGGTGCCTTTGTACAAGAACCTAAGCCTGGCAGTTACGAATGGGTAGCTAGTTTCGATGCTACAAGTCTATACCCTTCAATTATTATGCAGTACAACATGAGTCCTGAAACTATTGTTCCTGGATTTAACTTTGATGTCTCAGTAGACGATCAATTAGATAGATACAAACTAGATAAACTGGTTGAAAAGAACTATGCTATGGCTGGCAATGGCTCTTGTTATACCCGTGAAAAGAAAGGCTTTATGCCTGAACTAGTACAAACATTCTTTAATGATAGATTAAAATATAAAAAACTAATGCAGGAATCTCAGAAGAAGTTCCAGGAGACAGGTGCTAAAGTTTATCAGAATGAAATTTCCAAGTATAACAATTTCCAGATGGCTCGTAAGATCCAATTAAACAGTTTATATGGTGCCATGGCTAACCAGTACTTTAGATTCTATGATGATAGAATTGCA